ACGGTCAAACGAAACCATTCCAATATTAAATCCTAGTCTACGAAGATTTTGGATCCACTGTTTTACTTCTGAAAGATTTACTGGGCCTTCAACCTTTGGCTCCCACCAAGCAACAGCATCTACTATTACTATGGGTGCGACCTGCTCGTAGTCTTTGATTACCTGAACATTAACCCATTTGTCAACATGGGCAATAGCAACTGCACACTTGTCATGCTTTTGTGCAAGGTCGGCGTGGACATAGTATATCTTGTTTGGATCTGGCTTAAAGTTTTCGTCAAACCTTTTAAAGGTATCGATAGGGTTTCTTGACACCATACAGTTTCTTACTTTTTCAATCTGCTTAAAAAATGCATCAGATGCAAACGTAGGGACACATGCAAAACGCTGCATAGCATCTCCTAGATCAGTCATAAATGCAATCTTAAAATCATCAATCTTGCGTGTTGGATTTACTTCCCAGGTAGGTCTTTTTAATGCGAATACTCCTGGGTATTTGTATGAAAGAATATGATCTTCATCCCAAGAAATTTCAAAAGTATTATCTGCTGAATCATCTGGCAGTAAAGGATTAATAACAAACTTGTGAGTCTTTTCTACAGCCTCTTTTTCAGCAATAACCGCATCATATCTTTCTGAAATAAAGTCACCTGGATATCGTGGGAATGAAAGCAGTGCAACCTTACCAAGGTCAGGGAAACGAGAGTCTACAGATGCACGGAAAGCCTTGTAGATATTTTCCGCAGTCTTTCCCTGATCATTACCACTTCCAATTTCAGATGCAAAACCAGAAATCTCATCAAGAACTGCAAGAATAAGGTTCAAACCTTCGTGGGATTCTCTTTCTGAGTGACCAGAATAAACTGTGATTGACTTATCAAACTCTATAGAGTCAGCCTTTGCATAAAACTTTCCAGCAAACCAGGGAGAGTTTTCAATCTTATTCTTAAATCCTTTAAAGAAAACATTCTTTGCCTGTTGAGCGTTAATAGCAACGTTAATAAGGTCGATAGCATCTCCGACAGGTTTTCCAAAGTATCTTGCAGGTTCTTTTAGACACAGTAGTTTGTATACTATGTATGAGCAGGCTACTGTTGATGTGAAGTCTTTTCCAGATCCCTTGCCAAGTTGCAGAATGATTTCATTTTTAGTATATTTTTCATAATATCTGGCACCTTCTTCAGCACCCAAAAGATCTATAAGGTCTTCTTTACGATATATCTGGCTCATTGCTTCAACAATATCGTATTGAATATCAGATAGTCCAGGCTGATTTAGATATTGCTCACCCTCAACAAACGTCTTTGCGTCTACTGGTGTTTCTGCAAAGTGATTATCTTTAAGTGCTTCAAAGAAATCATTAAACTCCGTGGACAACAGTTATTACCTCATCCTTTTTAGATACTGCAGATAGTCTACGCATAATGTCATCACGAACCTGTGGATATTCTGCTGCAATGTCTTTTAGAATAGACATAAGAACTTCTTGACGCTTTTCAATTTCCATCATCTCTTCAGCCAGTTCTTTGTTTTCAAGCAGTCCAGCCTTTTGAAGCATGTCAATTCTCTTTGATTCGATATCCATTACAAGTTTAATTGCAGCAGTCTTAGCACTAAGGTTATTAGTCATAGATGCTTCATCAATAACTTCATATGTTCGAGAAACCAACTTGCTATAGTGTGTATCTGCTGCAGCAAGCGCTTCTTTGGCACGAGCACGAATAGCATCATTAGCAGATGCCATAACCTTCCACTCGTTAATAAGTGTTACCACTCTTTGTCTTGGTATCGATAACTGCTTAGAGATTACAGTTGGATCGTTCCCTTTAAGATACTCTTCAACAACAAGGTTGACTTGATCTAAATGCTTAACTAAATCATCTTCAGTTGACATATTTTCCCTCTAGTCTATTAATTTCATCTTTAATATAGAAAATTGCCTTTTCTAGATCTTGAATTGTTTTTGACTCATCTTTGAGTCCTGCTCTCCAAAGATACTTAAAAGCATTACCAATATTAAAGTTACGATGGCGAGTAATTTCAATGCATTCTACACCAGAAGGATCTGTTGTGTAGTGCTGTGGGTGATTAACTTGATCAACGGTGATGTTTAGGTTTTCACTCATACGACTCTTCCTCATCGTCTTCCCAATCAAATGCTTCTGGCAAACCTCTTAAGGTGTATAGTGCATAGGAAACACCAACGGCACCTGCTATTGTTGCTGCAACAATTACTTTCTGAATCTTATTCATCGCTTTGATTTCCTTAATCCAAATTTAGCAAGGTATACGTAGATAGTTTCTAGACTAACTCCGCACTCCTTTGCAATCTCTTCTGGAGTCTTTTTATCCATAAGATATCTCTTACGCATATAGACTTCGCTTGTATATAGTTTAGCAGCCATAATACTATTTGTCAACCCCTATTGCCTTGCTCCAGTTTGATAGTGCCCAATGACCAATGCCACAAGCATCTGCTACGTCGTTATCAGTAATAGTTCTATCATATATAGTATTAATATACCTAATGGTCCTTTGCTTTCTGAGTTCTCTTTCGTGAGATTTTAACCAAGATTCTGACTTCCCTGGATTTTGTGATTTAATAAACAACTTTTCATCCTTGGATATCTTTTTGTTACCAATAAAGTTTTGCCAAGTAATAGGAGCAACCTTACCAATTATAGTCGTTCCAGTTTGTCCTGCAGCACCAAGTATAGCCCCTTGGACTAAAGCAAGGTCTGCAGCAGTCTTTGGGCTATTCATAAACACAGTGTGCTCAATAATAATTGCTTCAAAACCGCCATATATTTCAAGAAATGCTTTTACCTTTTTCCCAGCATCCATAACCTTTTCGTAGGTATCTTTGCCTTCAAAGGTAATCTTGCCAACACTTATAATTTCTTTTGTAAAAGTATCAAACATAGCAAATGCAAGACTGTTGGTGCTTGCGTCAATAGCGCAAATACGCTTTGGAATCATTTCTATTCCCCACTTATTCTTTACCATTTGCAATACCTTTCATATCTTTTAATGCTTTATTTACTTCTTTTGGATCAACTACGCAGTTGTTGCAAAGAGATTCATCATTATATATTGATAAATCTAGATCACAACTTCTACATTTCCTATTTTTACCAACACGCTTTTGCCTTCTTGTATATATGTATCTATCTGCAATTTTTTGCTTCGTTGCTTGATCTCTACAAGATGTAGAGCAGTATATCTGATAAGATACTGTCGGACTAAATTGGTTATCGCACCAACTACAATGTTTCATCTTCTAGAGGCTCCAAGGATTTAAGTTTTAACTCTCCTGCGCCTGCCTCTGCACATGCTTTTTGAATTGGACATGACTTACAAATCTTAGAATTAGATCTATAGTTTTTTGTAGGCAAGGTCTTGTCAACCCAAGCCTTACGAACTGCCCTCATCCAATCAAATGCCTGGTCTACCCACCGACGGTAATGATCGTTTACTTCTACAGGAAGGACAAGTAGTTCGTGATTATTTTTATTTTCATAAATTAACACTCCCCTTGCCTTCTTGAGAATTTTCATATAAATAAGCAACTGGACAACGTGACTAGTCTTTGGCTTTTGTTTTGCTTTTCGATACTCAAAGCCTTCATTCATCATGGTTTTTATTTCTCCAACGATCTCTTCGCCATTCCAGTCAAGCATAGCGTCTCCATATCCAAAGATTGGAGGATCGTCGTGTCTAATCTTAAACTCTGTAGTTGGTTGATTTTCATCATCTCGATAGATTTTAGCAATTCCAGAATTCATCATAGCATCCTGAATTCTAGCATGCGACAATGTTCCAGCAGTCATATTTGCTGCACCATATGCATCTGTATTGTCTTCAAATGTTTGGCCTTCAAATGCAAGATACCAATATCTTGGGCACTCTCCATGACCATAAGCAATTGTAGATGGGGCAAAAGTTTTCTTTTGCGTATGCTTTGGACCTCGGTTAATGATGTATCCGTGCTGAATTTTTTCAATCATTTCGTTCTTGCCGATTGTGTCCACTGCATCCTTTTCTGCTTTAATCATAACGCCTTTTAGTAAATTTTTTGTCATAGCAATTCCATTTCTGTTCTATTAAGTATACCAGATTATCTGGTTATATATTTCAAAGCAGAAACAAGATTGTTGATTGACTCTGCAGCAGTATAGTAAAGGTTCTTCTTTCCACGATCTGACTTGTCTACATTTGCCATCCACGTAGCCTTAAAAGCCATTTTTGCTGCAATGGCCTGCAACCTTACAATCTCTACAGTTGCTACATTTAATGGGATATCTGGCTTAATAATTATCTTAGCAATGAAGGTAAGGGCAGTAGTTAACTCTTCATCATCCATATAATCAGCAATCTCTGCCAACCCATTTATCATCTCTATTGTTGTTTTTTCTTGTTCCATTATTCCTCCATCATATCTTCTAGTATGCTCATTTCAATTATAGCAAGTCTTACTTTTGCATTACCCTCGCCCATTACGACCACTATGGCTGGATCCTTGCCATTCTTCATGGCATCTGTAGTAGCCTTAGCCCAAACCTCTTTGTTTAAGGTAAAAGATTTACCCACCTCTTTAAAGTCTACGACAAAGGTTTTCCAAGAAGCATCACCCTTTTGGGTGTTGCGTCCAGAATTCTTGTGCTGCTTTGCACCGATTCTTTTGCTTTCGCTCTTCTCAGTCATTTCTTTTTACCTTTTTGTATCCTTTTCTAAATAACAATACTTCTGATAAATGTTTTTCTGAGCACATCCAAGACGCCATACCAGTTTCCATATAAACTCTCATAGTCTTTACTTCTTTTTTACAAGTCTTACAAGGAAACTTTCCTTCGTATATACTATATTTAGTCATTTAACCTAGACTTAATTGATTCTTGCAAGTCAAGATCCTCTCTTACACGATTAACGAATGCTTCTTTACCTTGAACCTTTGTGCCGTCAGGAAGTATATACCAAGCACCTGTGCGTTCTACAATGCCATTTAGTTCTGCGGTAGTAACCAAATCACCAATGGTATCAAGACCAATATTGTCACCTCTGAAATAAAAATCATACTCACCAGACTGGAACCCTGGAGAGGTTTTGGAGAACTGGAGTTCCCACTTAATAGTTCTACCAATCTTTTCTTCAATTAATTTATCTCCTACCTTGATCTTGCCCTTAATCGCTTGATTATCTGACTCTGAAGAAAAGAGTTTAACAATACATGAGGAATAAAACTTAGTAGCCTGACCACCAGAAGGCTGCTGGCTAGTATACATAGCATTGATATTGTTACGAGACTGAGAAATAAGAACAAGCAAAGTTGGCTTAACTTTATTGTTTGCATAGTTAAGCATTTTCCATGCGTTACTAAAGTCACGGGATTCTGCTCCAATCTGTTTTGTATTTTCTAAGGCTTTCATTTCATCTGTATCTTTTTCAAAATAGATGGCAGGAAGCATTGATGTAATAGAATCTACTACGATTAGGTCAACACCAGCATTCATTAATCCAACGCCAACATCTACCATATCACTAATAGTTCTTGCTTGTGAGTAGATTAATTTTTCTGGATCTACCCCCAAAGTTCTAGCCCAGTCTTCAGAGTATGACATTTCTGAATCAATCCATGCACATAGTTTACCTTCGGCTTGTGCTAGAGCAATCATCTGAAGGCACATAGAAGACTTTGCAGAGGACTTAGAGCCCCAGATAAGAACTTGTCTCCCATAAGGAAGACCTCCACCTAGAGCACGGTTTAATCCGTAACTAGGTGTAGGTTGGTATTCATAGTTAACTCCAACTCCAGTCCCCAATTTTTTTCTTAACTTTGGGTCAAGTGACGCCATTGCTTCTTCAACTGTTACTGTCATTAGAATCTTACTCCGTGCTTCTCTGGTCTAGTCTGATTAAATTCTGATTTTTCTTTTAATACATGATCTAGTGATAATCTAGTATACCCTGCTTCAACAAGTCCTGCATAGAGATCTAGAGTTCTAATAAAAATATCAGCAAACTCTTTTGTAATCTCTTCTTCACCCTTTTCTTTGCGAATTGCTTCCATTGCCTCAACAACCTCTGATACGATCATCATCATTTGTTTTGCAACAAAGATGTCATCCACATCTTCTGTCTTTGGCCAAAATCCTTTTTCAACTGCAACCCTATGTAAATCAACTGCTAAACTATCAAGCATTTATATCCTCCAATATAACTGTTCCATCTTTAGTCTTTCCGAAACTAAACTTATAAGACTTTCCTTCTTCTAACCTCATATATGCTTTTGCAAAAGCAGTAGGGAATACGGTAATAGAGTGAAGATCTCTAGACGTATCTGCAAGTGTTAGGGATGCCATCTTCTTTCCAGCCTTAGTAATTCTTGGCTTAAAAGAAATAACAAACATCTCATCTTCTGAAAAAGGTAACTGCTTATAATTTAAAAACTTTACCAACGCATTTGATGATCCATTTATCTCGTCAGACGGTATTGCAGATACAATCCGATTATCGTTTGCAAGAATAAGATAACTACGACCAGTCTCAATAGTGGTTGCTTCATCGTCAAATATACCAATACTGCCAGTCTTGTCCAAAACTTCAACTCGTGACCACCCCGTTCCTCTCTTAATTGATTTTACCATGCCAAGTAAAATGTAGGATCCCTTTTCCTCAAACTCCTCTACATCCTGTATAAACGCATAGTAGTGTGAAGGAACAACCAGATTAAACTCTGGCAAGTTTAAGTATTCATATAGATTTTCTTTTATCTCATTGTCGTTTCTTGGATTGTCTGTAAATGTTGCTGCTCCAATAACTCTTAGTGCCTGGAGTGCACGACTATTTACTCCATTACCCTTAGTAAAGGTAAACTCTTCTAGTTGCTTGTAAGATGTAAAGGGTCTTCCTGCAATATACTTGCTGGCAATGTTGTCAGATATATACTTAATTCCAGTCAGCCCAAACCTAATGCCCTTGCCTTCAATCTTAAAGTCTGCATCTGAATCGTTGATGTGTGGAAGTTTGATAGAAATTCCCATACGCTTTGCCTCAATCAGATACTCAGTTCTACCATCTTTATCCTTTTCGTTCTTCAGAAGGGCAAACATAAATTCTAGAGGATAGTGATACTTTAAC